GTGTAAAACCTGAAGAGGTTTCAGCTGTTAGATTATATAGATAATCTTGTACCAAGTTCGATCCTGTGAAGAAGCGAAGTTGATTACGGCGTTGCTTGTACTTACGTGGAAGGGTCTTAATTGCAAGATTGAAAATTGCCTTATCAAGGCCGTTACCCTGTGCATCAACAACGTGAGCGTTGTCAACAGCGAGCTGACGGAATCCCTTGAATGCTGACATTAGGCCAGAGCCAGATCCAACACCATTGATTAGAACATCCTCAATGTCGTTACCAGCTTGGGTAGCCATCAAACGTGCAATGTGATCTTCTAGATCTGGACCTTCAATATTGTCTTCTAGAGACTCAGAAGAAAGTTCCCAATCTAGACGAAGCTTACGAGTTGTAAGCGAGATCTTGTTAAATGTAGCTGCAGCGTTGGTGTAACCCTGAACATAATCACGTGGATTATCTTCCTGTGCAACTGTCATGATACGTTGTCCAACTGCAACACGATCAATCTCGGTTGTGTTAGAACGCATACGGATAGTACGAGCTGCCTTAGCAAGAATCGTAGCATCCCACATGTAATCTAGGAAACGATTTGCTTGATCAGGATAGAGGAGACCTTCACCGCTGAGGTTTGCTGAATCGCCAGATGCGTTAACAGCACCATTAGCTCCAAGATTTGTTGTGTCAATTACTTTTTGTAATAGTTCATTACTCATTTATTTATTTCACCACCTTATTTTTTTGTAGAATTAGTTTAAGCTATTAACCTTGAGGAAGGCTCCTTGCCATACACTTTTATTGATTTTTTTGTTGCTATTCTCCAACGATCCATTTTGGTCGCTGGACTTCTTAACTGCAGTTGCAGATTCAAAGTTGGTCAATTGATGATTTACATATTCAATCTTTCCATACATATCTGTAACTGACTTATTTAGGGCTTCATACTTTTCGCCCAATTCAGCAATTTGCTTAGCAAGATTAGCTGATGTTTCCTCAAACATCTTGTTAATCGCTTCTACTGCTGCAGAACTATCTGAGTAGTTCTTGGTTAGAGACTCACCAAAGAAGGACTTTAGGTCATTGACCATCTTTTCAAAATCAAAAGCATTTTCAACTTCTGAAATTGCAACGGCTTTTTCAATTGAATCTTCAGCAGGAGCTGCTACCTCTTCAATTACCGCAACTTCTTCGGCGGGAGCATCTGCATCAATTGACTTCTCAATTGCTGCACTTGTTTCTTCTGCCATTGTGTTACCCCCTTCGACGAGTGAAATATCATCACTCTTCGTTACTTTATCTTCTTTATTTTGATCAGGATACATTAGTGTTGCAACTGTAGTATCAACTACATTTACATTTCCTGTTTGATTTCCTGCCAAACCTGGAGCTGCTGACTCCGTTGCTTCGTGGTTTGAAGTTGGTGCATCATCTTTGTGAAGATGTGAATCCAAAACTTTTTCAATTGCTTCAAATTTTTCTGTATCTGATTGCTCAACCCAACCAATGTTATCCATTGTTGTTCCGCAAACTACACAATCTTTTGTTGTAGCAGTTGATGTTGATGCAATCTCATCAGACTTACACCAAAATACATTTTCAGTTACAACACTTTCTGCCATCTTTTGAATTGAAAAGAAATTGGCAAGTTGATTTGCTGGAGAATCTACAAGACTCAATTCATGCAAATCATAATTGTGAATAACTCTACGCTCTTCGCCAGAACCATCGTCTGCTTTTTCCATCTTAGCATCATTAATATTTCCGCCAATAGAAAAACCTGAGTAAGTTCCATCCAAGCACTTCTCCCATGCATCTTGTGCACCCTTAGAGATATATGCTGTTACATAAATTCCACTATACTTCTTTTTTGTTTCTGGATCAAAAAAAGTATCTTCTTTGAAATCAACCATCTTGCCAACTGCTGATGGTCCATGCATTTCACGAATATTTCCTCTAAAACTGTCAAATGCTTTTTTACTTGCTTCTGCTGTTACAATGTCGCCATGACGATCAACATTGTCTAGAGATGCAAATCCTGAGACTGTTCTCTTCTCCTTATTTACCTTAGTAATAGGAAATCTGAGAGCCAGTGATGACTCGCTATTTTGCCAATAAGTTTTTTGAATGTCCATATGTAAATAAATAATATCAAGTTTTATAAATAAGTCATAATTTTAAGTGATATTTTTCACAATACCAGAATTAATTTTTATGACCTGCTTGATATTTACCCCCTCTGGTTTATAGATTTTGTTTTCTGATAACTGCTCTGGAACCTCATCAGAATGATCATTTATGTTGTTTACATAAGGAGTTTGAATGTGTGAATCAGGCAAAACCCCTGGATTATCTGATGAATTATGTGATACTAGGCCACCTGTTATAAAGCCTATAATGACGTATGCAAGATGAGGCATATCCTTTTGGAACCCCGTCGCTGCCCATGTGCTAAAAGCCCCTGTAAAGGCAATCATGAGCTGTTTTGCGTCAAATATACGGAACTTAAAGTGATGTTTTATATTCATAGTGAACCTTTTAATTCATCGTAAACTATTTGTGGAATTGTATCTTTAACTACAGAAATCTTTTGTTTTTTCTCCCAAGCAGTCAGTGCTGTTTCTGTTTGAGTATTCATAGTTCCAGTATCGTAGACTGCATTTAAAAGTCCCGCTTTTTCTAAAGCTTTTTGTACTGTCCAAACAGCATCGTTAGTTTGACCAATTGCAAAAGATTTTTGTGATGTTGGAAATGGTGGGGCAACAAAAACTGTTTGAGAAATTGATGTTGTGGTGGATGTTGTTCCTGGATGAGTTACTAGTATTCCACCCGTTAATGCTGTGGCTGTTGCTGCTACACCTGCAGTAGCTTTTTTAGTAGTAACTACAGACTTTGCTGGTTGTACTGGAACAGGATATTTTGGCCTAATAACAGCAATTACAAAAAGATAATTTCTATGCACTCTCCAGCAACCAGTTTGTGTTGGATCATTTGGATTACCAGTATTAAATCCAATTGTTGTAAATCCTCCAGGACTCGCTGCTTCACATATTTCTACGTGATCTGCAACACCATCTCCATTCCAATCATACATAACTAGATCACCTGGTTGCATTTGCATTTTATTAACAATTAAACCTTGACGTTGAAACCATGTCAATGCTGCTGGATTATAAGAAAAACCTTTTGGAGTTTGTGCAGCAATTAAATGTGACAATCCAACTTGTGCAAAAGTCCAACTTACACCCATTGCACAATATGGAGCATTTGGTATTCCATACCAATCGCCGTAAGGACTTTCATCGTTGCCTAGTGTTTTAAAACCAATTTGGCTACGAGCAACGTTTAATACATCTAATGCCGTAGCCATTTTTTAGTTTCCTTCTTGTGGTCCCTCGCCCTTAGCATTACGAGCGGATCCCATTTTATCTGGAGCATTTAATGTTCTATTTTGATCACGTGTTTTATTTCCACTGGCATCTGACATGGAATCAGAAGCTTGCTTTGGATTTAAAACAAGAACAGCATCTCCAGTAGAAATTGGAGGCAATCCCTTACGTGCACGAACTTCATTAGGAAGAAGTACTTGATCTTTAAGATAACGATCATCAATACGAGACTGAGTTTCTTCATCTGTCAAAGCAAGTTCATTGAATCTAAGTACAAATGCATCTGTAATTTCTCCGATGATTTTGTTAATCTTGTATTCAAGCTCTTCTTGTCTTGGACGACATACTTGCTCTTTAAATGTTTTGTCAGCATCCTTAGCATTCGCCAAAGATACGCCTTGAGGCATACCTATCTTTGATACTGGAACACGGTGAGCAATAAGAATACGATCTCTGTTTTCAATAGCATAGTTCTTGAACGAAGAATCTTGAACTCCCGCTTCAATTGGTTCCATGTTGAATTCAACACGAGCATTCTCGCCATCTGATGGAAGTGGGATGTAAAGAGTTCTATGATTTCTTCCACGCAAACCAGTTTGAAAGAATTCAAGCAATTTACGCTCTGCATCTGCTGTAAGTTTTGCACCCTTTACAGTAATGATGTAACGTGGAACAGCTTTATTCTCAAAATAATCTAGATTGAAACGCTGAGCAAACTCATCACCAGCAAGGGCATTTTTGGCAGACAAAATGTCTGGAATACCATAATATGTATTTGATGGAGAAAATACTTTAAAGTGAATGACTTCATTTGGCTGTGGATCCGTTCCTATTTGATCTGGAGTTTCTGTATCTCCGAAGTTTCTAAAAAATGTATAACGGTTATAAACAACTTGAACAAATCCATCACGGTGACGACGAATACGCATAGTGGTTGTCGGGATATGCCCCAAATAACCAATCTTGCCATTAGCGGTACGACCTACTTCAAGATAAGCATTTCCAGTTGATTCCAAGTCAATAAATACCTTTTTCATATTTTCGATGAATGAATCATCAGAGTTCATACTCTCAAGATAATTTCTTAAATCTTCCTTTGCTTCTTCTAGCTTTCCACGAAGTTTATCCAACTTCTTTGGATTTTCCATTGCTGCTTCAACTTTTTCTTTTGTAGCCCAAGTTTCCTCAAACTTATATCCAAGTCCTACAACGTTTGCTGCCTTAGCATTTACAGCTGAGTGGTGATATGGAGAAACATCATATAGTTGTGCAAGATACATGATATTGTATGGAGGCTGAACAATCTGAAATAGAGAATATCCTGTAAGATCAAGTGGATCAAGCTTCTTGGACTTTGCATCAGCTACGCCAGTAAATGACTTTTCAAGTCTATTTGCTCTGCGTCTAAAGTTATCATTAAGGCCTTCTGCCTTTTTGATTTCCGACCATGTTACATTAAACGGGTCATCAAAGGTTTCTTCTGATTTAGCAACAAGATTAAAATCTTCTCCTGTGTAAATCTTTTGTGTGCCGTCTTCATCATCTTCTGCTACATTTAATCTAGCCAAGGTCCATCTCCCTCATATCTTTAACATATTCCATCATAGCTGGCATATCAAGAGGATCTGGTACCAAGCCTATCTGTGCTCTTGATTTCTGTTCTTCAAGTTCATCATCAGTAACTCTTCTATGACCAGAGAAAAATAATGGATGACCTTCTTCCAAACCTAGTTCTCTTGCTGCTCTTTTAAGCTTTTTAATTTGGCT